ATCAGTCTCTTCCGGCCAAACTCATTTCCTTTGCCGGTCTGACACGCTACATTATCATAGATAAAGCTCTTAGTCATTTCTTTGTAAAAGTAGTTCGTACAAAAGGACCTCTGAAACACTCTGTCTCTGATCCGCGTCGACACGATATCCCGTTCCTTAGGTTCGTACACTTTGAAGTGCGTGTACTTATCGAGTTTATAGGTATCATTACCCAAACATTTCTGAAGCTTGTAGACATTTACGAGACCGTTCTTTACAAAACCGGCTACGCTGTCCTTCCAGATTACATTCTTCTTACACTGTCTCATAGCCCGATATAGATTGTCGAAGCTACAGACGATTTCTTTAGGTTCCATTCTTTTCAACCTTCATAAATATTGGTCACTGTGTATAGCAATACTATCGCTACGATAATTGCATCAGTAACTATTTTCACCCATAGTGGGCCAGGTTAGCGATTCCTTGCAAGTGAGAGCACGGGGTTCGACCCTGTTAAGGGCTTACTACAAGCTGGCATTACTCACAATCCGGGACCGCCCCATTGGCGTTATTCGCGTTGTTGTTGTTGACATTCCCGTCGTTGTTGACATTACGAGGGTTATACGCGTTACCAGTGTTCGGGGAGCGAATGATTCACAACCGCTAACCTTCATATCTTTCAGTATCTGACTTCTTCCACGCTCTGAGAAGAGTCTGTACTTCGAGAACTAAACCGGTCCAGTAACTCATGCGGTCACCTTCAATACCAAAAGCACGATAAGCAATATCCATCAGAGACAGTAAAGCGTAAGTATCTGTCAGCGCCACAATCTGGAAGTTCTTTCTCATCCTCCAGGATTCCTTATCTCCATCCGATACATAGATCGAGTTGGCGGAAAGAGTATACTTACTGATCTCAAGAGCCGTTTCCACGATTTTATTTGTGATACACCACCGATACCTTTTCGGGAAATGCTTTTCATTTGAGCAAATCTGAACGGTATACGCTGCGAGTGCGTTGGCTTTAGTAACAACTTCGAGATCACTATGACTTCTCTTTGATTTAGGTACTGACATGATACTTACTCCTTTTTCACTTATCTGCTTTTTCGCGCCTGCCGGCGCGGATGTAAGATTTTAGATGATATTGCAAGCCGGGACCGCCCCACCGGCGTGATACGCGTAGCCGTAGTAGCTGACACCCCCGTCGATGTAGACATAACGAGGGTTATACGCGTAACCAGGGCCCGGGGAGCGAAGCCACCACCAGAAGGCAGATGATCCGGAGTACTTGATCCGATTCTTATCTGCACCGGTAGAAGCGCTTGAATGGTCACTATAATCCGAGTAATACGGATATGCACCACCCTCGTCGATGTTATTTTCCTTACCCGCGAAGACATTTTCACGAGATACCAGGAAGAACTCGTCTTCAAGAGTGTCATAACCACCACCGTCGCATACGGTATTCTTAGCCACATTAAACTTTGTAGCACCAACCACGGCGAGGAAGTCAGCGTCCAGTCCGGCTTTCCAACCCTTGAGTGTCGTTCTCCATGAAGGAGCACGGTCAAAGTTTGTCTGCGGAGTCCATACGGAGCCTGCTGCAGCGTCAGAATTGAGCCACTGACGGATTGCGGACTGCGTATAATTGTTGCTACCCAGCAGAGCACGCTGCATACAGTTCATTTCAGCTGTGGTCGTGTTTGTGGTGATAGATCCGAGGCTTGTGCCAGAGTTTCCTTCGGTCAGTGCTACACTCTCGATAGGAGTATAGGATGTGCCACCAGCAAAGCTCTGCACATTTCCCGTACCGAGGCTGGCGTTATATGCTGCCGTAAATACCAGCTGACCACCTGCAGGAAGCGCCTGAGCCAGTGTAAACTGGAAAGTCTTACCTACATCAGATGCCACCCAGTCATGTCCGGATACCGTAAACTTATAGGTTCCGGCAGCGAGTCCAGCTTCCGAGTAGTAAAATGCCTCTCTCTCGTCAAACTGTACGCCTGCGAAGATCTTGTGCATCTGCAGAGTGAGACTGTGGTTAAACTGCGGATCAGCAGGTACATCATGGTCAATACCGATGATGTCCCAGATAATGCTTGCACCATCCTTCTGACAGATCAGCTGATCACCGATGGAAAATACACTCTTATGCAGTCCGGCTCTCACAAGCGCCTGCACATCACTCCATCCCGTGGGCTTAATACTTCCGCCCTGAGCTCTTACCAGAGCCGCAAGGAGAGTGTTCTGGGTATCCATCTTCTCAATGTAGTCTTCTTCCGAGACCATGTTAAAAATGTTACTCACCTTTTGTTCCTCCTTCATTAAGTATTAGGTGTGTACTCATCATAGAGTAATACCGGCTTGCCATTCCTGATCTGAATGGCCGCTAGGTAGGTCTTACTGTGTGCCGTGTCTACAATATAAAACGGGCCGGTGACGAGCTGTGTAGCGTCAATTGCCGCCTGCACATCTTCTTCGACCTGATCCATCTTTGCATCCACGGTATTCATAAGGTCTGTGACTGACTGCTCATACTCATCCTTGACATCTTCGACTTCATTGATCAGCTGTACCAAGATGGGATAGTCATCATCCGTCTCGATGTCAACTTCTGTAACCGTGGCTTTCTGCACGGCCAGTTCAAAGGATGCCGATGTGAGCATAGTGTCTCCGACGATGATCGAGATATCGCAGAGTACAGTGCCGTCGTACTGGAGCATCCAGTAGGTCAGCGGTACGGTTACGGTCCCGTCAGCATTAACGCTTCCGGCATAGGACGCTGCTGTGCCGTTGGGCCGCCGAGCATTGATCGTTACAGTAGCATTACTCTCCACCATGATCTTCTCTCCGAGGCTTACCAGCTCAACTTTGAGGTAACGAGACAGCTTATCATACTGCTTACCCATGATTGCCTGGATCCGATTGATATCAGATACATCCAGGATTACATCTCTTAAGATCTGTGCCATGATTTCCTCCTTTCCTTTATCCTACAAGGGACGGAAGCTCGATATATATGCCTTCCGAGTCCAAAACTTGTTCATCAATATCACACGCTATATCTATTGTACCGTTCATGGTGTATCGGATATGTGTGATCGGTGTCTTATAATACGAGGAGCCTACATATCGGATCGTATCCATTACATCCAGCCAGAGCATAGGTTTGATCCTCGCACTGAAGGGGTATGCCGCAATATCCCTGGTATCAAGCGTAGTATAGTTAGTCGGTACAACCGTCGAGTTGTAGTTGGATAATGGGAACATTAACGATTCATACTCAGTTGCATAGTACACCCCCGTTGTATTCACAAGACTGCTGGCAACATCGTATACAAGGTATCCTCCACCAGAGATCTCAAACGCCACTAATGACTCGTTTTCATCATAGTAATATTTCAACAACTGGAAGTATTTATTTACGCCATCCGTCGTATCAAAAGCCACCTGCGTTCCGCCCGTGATATAAGGTCTGTCTGTTATTATCTTACTCTCATATCGGTCCTTTGCTTTGAGATCGAGTACAGAGGTTGTACTATACCACTTAAACTTCAGCACACCTTCCCGGTCGAAATAGGCACACATCCCTGCTTTAGCCGCAAGCTCCTGCACCAATCTTCGATAAGTATGCTTTTCCGAGAAATAGGTACGGGAAAGAAAATATGTTGTGGGCAGATTACTCACATCCACAGTAACCCCGCAGATCTCTCCGATCCTTGTAATCACTTCCCGGTTTGTAAGATCACCGCTACTGAACTGTGTCCTCACTAAAGGCTTATCCAGATAGACCATACGATCAAGCGCGGTCACATTGACTACATCGTCCTGGATAGGCACCCTGGAATTGACTACATATCGTCCGAAGGGTATCCATGTAATCTCTGCATTTTCCCACTCATACGCATCCCACTTCTTAATACCGATCTCAACAAAAAGCTCAGCTTTACTGAATTTCCAGTACTTAAACTTATTTCGGGCATTATTCAGCCGGAGTGTCAGCTGGGCCGCGATAGCGGTACCCACTTCCAGCTTCCCGGAAGAGGTGCTGTAGGTGTCAATCTGCAGACCACCCTGGAGGATATCTGCCTCCGTGATGGTCTGCTCTCCCAGAAGACCGGGGTGAGTCATCGTGATCCTTGCTACCTGCCGATAGTTATTGAGAAATAGATCCTTAACATCATCCGATACTGTATACACTATCTCACCCCCGATCTCTCGATCACATTAAAAGCTATGCTGCTCCATATCCCTTTCTTGCAGTTATACAGTGGAGCCTTCCGGTCTCCCACATAAAACTCTGCAGTTTCATACTTACCGCTCTTCGCGTCCAGGTACTCAATCTCGATGTACTCCGGATTGAACTTCTGCAGGATATCCGCCGCATCCTCTATCGAGACATTCTGCCACTCAATCTCCAGCTTCACACACTGGCCGATCCGTAGCTTCTGCATGACTGTATCCTCAGTCCGGCCTGCGTCGGCCTGGGATACATCCTGCAGACTCCACTGATAATGAGATGGGCACTTGACACTCTTACCGTCTACGCCCCGTATCGGGTTATATTCTTCATACATTACAGCGTGCCCTCCCTCATACTCTTTCTATTCATGGCTCTCGCTATAGCGTTAGCCGTGATCTCAACTGTGGTATCCTTACCAGCTATTATTCTGAGCAGATCATTCTGCTCTCTCAGCAGCTCATTCTGTCTCGCCGTGCTGTCATATATACCATCGCGTACTCCCTCTGCAATCTGATCAGCTGTAAGCTCACCATACATACCGCTTCCGGAGTTCGCTGTATTTGCGATCCAGCGATCCATCGTATCGCGCTCATATACCGTGTTGGCCGGTACTGTCTTAGCTACTTCTTCGGCTGTTACATAGTTTGCTGTAGCCACCATAGTCGCCGCAGCCTTAATGGTACTCTTAATGCCAGTAAAATACGGCGTAAACTGAGCCATAGCCGATACAATGCTGCTGTGCATGGTCTGTGCCAGCTGAGACTTATTAAGCACCTCGGAGCGTCCATTGACATGACCAACCATCTCCGGGCCAGATTCTCCTGCGAGGAACATGGAGCCATGTACTCCGCCTCCTGCATATTTAGGTATACCGTTCCAGTACTCAATGCCTCCGGGTGAAAATGATCCGCCCTCTGCAAACTGCATGATCCTTCCTGCAGCGTCAATCGCTCCGCCTCCGGCAAAGCCCCACGCTTCAACAAACTTCTTAACTGCATCTGAAGCCTGTCCCTTAACCAGATTAACCGCAACCGTGATACTGTTACCGAAAAGCCCGGTCAGACTGGCTGTCGTGGAAGTGTTCGCAATCTTGCCTTTCTGCAGATTTGCACTCGCCGTTACCGTCGTCCCAAAGAGTCCGGTTAAACTTGCTGTTGTTGAGGTATTAACAATCTTACCCTTCGAAATATTGACTGCGGCATTCACTGCAGTCCCAAAGAGTCCGGCAAAGCTCGCACTTGTGGAAGTCCCCTGAACAACACCGCGTTTCATATTTGCAGTGACTACAATACTGCTACCGAAGAGGTTGGAATAATATGCCGGCTGACCATTACCGGAAATGGTACCTCTGACCATATTTGCCGTAACGGATATAGCAGTTCCAAAAAGATTGTCAAGGGTTGCAGGTTTACCATTTCCGGTAACTTTTCCGGAAGCAATGTCTACAACTGCCTTTACTGCAGTTCCGAAGAGATTGTCAAAGGTTGCTGTTTTTCCGGTTTCATTTACAACTCCCCGTGTCATATTAGCAACAACAGATATAGCTGTTCCAAAAAGGCCTTCCAGTGTGGCCGGTTTACCAGTTTCGGTAATCTTCCCGCGAGAGATATCTACCACAATAGAGACGGCATTATCAAAAAGATTACCAACTGTCGCCGGTTTATTTGTCCCAGATACCACACCCGGCTTCACATTGACATCCACATCAACGCTGGTCTTTCCGTCCAGTCCGCTCATACCATTCTGAAGCAATCCTAACTTCTCAAGTACCTTCTCGATGATCTTCCGGATCTCATCTATCTGCTTCTCTGTGAGATCAAGTTGATCATTGAAGAACTTAGTCTTAAAGTTATCCAGCGCGGGCTGGAACTGCTCAGTAATCACCTTCTTAGTTTCCTCAATCTTCTGCTTTACCTTGTCGACCAGTCCGCCGACTCCGGTGAGCAAATTGCCAGGAGTTACCAATCCGAGATCCTGGATGAACTTTTCCATCTCATCACGAGCACCCTTAGTCTTATTCCTGATCTCATCCAAAATACTGCTGTTGTTGTCAAAAGAACCGGATGAACCGCCGTGTAAAACAAGACCTAAATCCTGAAGGAACTGTTCCATTTCATCGCGGGCACCTTTGATTTTGTTTGTCATTTCATCCAGAATATTGCTATCAAAAGATCCAGATGATCCACCATGCAGAATAAAATCATAAGTGTCAGCAAATTCCTGAATTAAATCTACAGCACCCTGCAGGGCTTCAGTTGGTATCATTGACTCGATGGTGTCATTATGAAAGAAATGATATAATGGATCTAAAAAGTCCTCTTCAAATGCCTTCTGTCCGGCCTGCCAGAACAGATCCCAAAAACCGATATCTCGCTCGACTTCACCGTTTTCATTCGTATGTACAGTTGTCGGCTGGAAAACTTCTAAAGTAGTCTCAACCCTTTCATTGGTTTTATCGAACATTTTACCTATTGAGGCAAATGCTTCGGCAATAGGATCAATGACATTGTCCTCAAGCCACATCACAACATCACCGATGCCCTCAGCAAATGCGTCCCAAAGTTTAGCTCCGGCTTCTACGACATCCTCCCAGTCTTCACCGAGTAAAGCTTCACCAAAAGGTCCTATAATGTTATCTGTCACCCATGTCCCTATATCGGCAACCCACTCAAGACCTTCGAGCCAGAGATTGTGTACGGTTTCACCGAAAGTGTCTGCACTTACATTTTCATCCCACCAGGACTTTACATCGTCAAACATTTCCCCGAAGAATCCGACAAGAAGATCAGCTGCTGATCTGATCAGTGTGCCTGCCGCTTTAAAAGCGTCATAAACAAGCTGTCCGATATTCAGACCATTTATAAAATCTGTAAGCTTCGTCCAGATAGATCCGCCAATCTCATCCCACTTCTTATCGTTCAGCCACTCCGTGATCTCTCTAAATACTCCCGAAGCAAAAGAACTGATCGAAGCCCCAAGCGTTCCAAAATCAAACTCCATGAAGAAACCGATAATGAGGTCCCCAAGGCTTGTAAGCCGCCTTGTAAGAAGTCTTCCGAGATATTCCCACTCAACACTTCCGAAGAAATTATTAAGCGCGTCGGCAAAACCTTTGCCAAGGTTCTCGAAATTGATCGCTTTCAGCGTGAAGTAGGAACTCTTAATGCTACCATCCAGGAAACTACCGACCTTTGAGCCGATTGCTCCCCAAGGTACAGCCTCAATGGCTTCATTGATTTTTCCGCCGATCTCATCCCCGAGACCTTTCCAATCCTGAGAAGCAAAGCATTCCTTGATCCGCTCTACAAAATCACTTACAGAGCTGTCAATCTCCACTTCTTCAAACATGGAAGCATAATCCGCAGCAGTAGCTCCAGCTCCACTTCCAGATCCGGAACCGGTATCCGGCTTTCCGAGAATGTTCAGCTCATCAAAACCGAGTAGATACCTCTTAGCGTCTTCAGCTGCCTTCTTCGCGGATCCGCTTGCTTTATCTGCCGCGTCTCCCCATGTGGTGCTCATTTTCTTAGCGGCAGTATATGTACTGCTGCCTCCCAGCTTCGCAAAAAGCTGATTGATCAGATTGAGAAGTGTGACGATCTTATCGACCACAAAATCTATAGCCGGTGCCAGAGCATTGATAATCGGCGCAGCCATAGCCCCCAGACTGTTCTTGAGGTACAGAGAAGATGTGGCCAACCTGTCCATACTGCTCGCAAACTGTGTGCCGATTATCTGACTATAGTTGTAGAGGTTTTTCATGCCCTCCGAAAATCCCTGCGTAAAGCGAGAGATAATACTACGGATCAGACGATAAAAAGCTATCCTTTTCAAACCGGAAAAGAACCGCGAAAAAGAACTGGTGACCTGACGGACACTTGTTGCGAGACGAGCGCCGAGCTGCATCGGAAGCCCGATCAGAGAACTAAATATCCTTCTCGTTACGGATCCGATATTCTCAAGAACCAGGTGCAGTCCTCTGAACCGTTCGCTTGTCCCTGCCAGAGCATCTACCTGAGATGTGGCCTGCCTTGCTGCAGCGCCCAATCCCTGAGTAGCAGCTGTAGCCTGCTGTACTGCCGGAGCAATCTGCGTTGTGCCTGATGTCTGTGGAATGACCGGTGCATTTCCGTTATTTCCCGATCCCGTTCCAGTACCAGCTCCAGTACCAGCTCCACCGGTACCTATGTTCGGTATATTGATATTACCGACATTTGCCAGCTGCTGAAGAGCCTGCGCGTAGCTGCGTACATTCTGAATCATGCCCGGAGTTATTCTGCTCGTGGCATTGATCACCTGGTTAATCTGTGTAGCAATAGTTCCCGGGATCTGAACTGTATTCAGACCACCCATATTCTGTATAGCCTGCCCAAACTGCGTGATATTCTGAATAGAATCCACCGAAAGAGTGTTGGCTACCGAAGATATCCTGCTCAGCTCCTGAGCAATACTCGGAGATATCTGAATATTTCCGACACCATTAAGCGACTGCATAACCTGAGCAAACATCTGAAGCTTATCGAGGTTCTTCACATTACTCAGTGCCTCATCCAGCTTCTTAACCTGCTGTATATATGAATTAAGACTCGCGCCGCCACGCACAGCTTCCTTAAGCCGTGTGAGACTGTCTGTAAGCGAGTCTATCCCTTTCGAGGCGTTCTCACTATTGTCAACGATCTCAAACTCAAGACCTTCCAACTCAACTGCCATCTGATCCACCTCCTTTCTTCTGTTTTTCTAATATCTCCTGATTGAACTGAGTCATAGCTGCACGCATGGCAGCACGGGCCTTTTCAATCTCTGCCTGCTCTTCCTTTTCCTCCTGCTCCTTAATCCCTGCTTTTGTTATAGGGATCGGATCCGTAAGATATGGTCTGGGTTTTTTCTCTTTCATCAAAGCATTAAGCACCGGAGATGCGTCGATCAGGGCATGGTAGAAATAAAGTCCCTGCAGCCAGAGATAGGTATTTTCCCTATCCATCTTCAACTCATGCGCTTTCCGGTATGCCTTAACCAGATCATTGTCCCCATCCCAGTAGTCCTCCGGACTCATGCCGTAAGAAAGATAGAGTGGGAAGAACTCGTCAAACTTATCGCTGTAACGAAAAAGAGGCGTGCGGCCCGAAGCACCGCCGCCTCTATTCTCCTGGACTGTTCCCGACCTCGTTACCCGATCGTAGTCCAGTCCACTTTTCCCTCTGCGCCTTCCTCGGGCTCTTCCATCAGAGCGTTCATCGGCTCTACATACATCTCGATCAGAGTAGTCACCAGCTTGTCCTTGTTGGTGATACAGTCAAAGATCGCTTCCGGGATCTCCGGTTTGATATGCTTATGATTTGCCATAAACGCACCAGCAAACAGAGCAGGGATAAGGGTGTTCGGCTTCTCTTCTATCTCAGCCAGGACAAACCCGTTTCTCTCCATCTGCTTAACTGTTCTTTTGGTATACTCAAGGGTGTACTCCTTACCTTCGTAAGTAAACTTAATCTGTTTAGCCATTGCTAACTCCTCTCCTTTTTGACTTAATCATTAGGACTCCACAATCACGGTACTCGGTGCGATGGTGATAGACATCTCACGCACTTCGTTTACTCCCTTTCCGTTCAGATGCACTGCCAGCTGACCATCAAATGTAAACTTACCTTCCGATCCGGTAGGTGTAGCAACACCGCCGGATACAGTAGCGCCAAGCCATACCGAATAATGCTCAGTCTTGCCCTCGAGAGCCTTAAGAGCCTCGTAGTCAGTCTTTGC